TAGCGGGTGACGGTGCCGGCGTTGATGAAGTTCCTGCCGCAGTAGGCGTCGATGAGGCGCGAGGCGGACTCAACGGCCATCTCGAGGAGGGCGTCGTCGGTGGCGTCGCCGGAGGCGATGCGCAGCGCAGACTTGATCTGCGCCAGGGTTGCGTAGCCGTTGCTAATCGCCACGGTCAGCCTCCGATTTCGTAATGCTTCCGCATCCAGTCGACGGTCAGGGGAAGTCCCTGAGCGAGCCTTGTGCGCGGGTTGTGGTGCAGCAGTGCCTTGGCCTTGGAGATGTCAGGCTTCTTGCTCGTCACGTTGTGCTTGTCCAGCGGCAGCCGGTTCACCAAAGACGGGTGGGCGCCGGTGACCTCAAGCAGCATGTTCGCCATGTCCTCAACGCTGACGTACTCGTCGCCGCCGACGTTCACGGTCTCGCCTGGGGCGAAGCTCGTGGCCGCGTTGGCAAGCGTCACGATGAAGTCGCCCTGATACATGAAGACCCGGTGGTAGTTCTCATACACCGTGATGGGCTTCCCGGTCAGTAGCCGGTAGGCGAAGAGGCAGACGACCGAGCGGTAGTCGTGATATCGCTCGCCGGGGCCGTAGGCGTTGAAGAACCGCAGCGTCATGGTCTTGTTGCCGTAGCGGTCTGCGAAGTTGCGGATCTGCTCCTCGTTGACCCGCTTGCTGATTGCGTAGTCGTTGGTGAGGCGCGGCTGCGGGTTGTCAAGGAGGTAGCGCTCGTCGATGGCTTCGGCGTCGGCCTCACCGTAAACCTCGGAGGAGGAGGCGAAGACGTGGCGGAAGCCGCGCTCACGTTGAAGCTCGAGCACGTTGCGGGTGCCGATGGCGTTGGTGCGCCAGACCTGCTCGTAGTGCTCCTCGCCGTTGATTCTGCCGAACTCGGCGGCTAGGTGGTAGACGAGGTCGAAGTCGCCGACGCGGTCAAAGGCGGCGCGCAGCTGCCGGTAGTCGGCGATGTCGGCGCGGATGGTCTGGGGCTGGCCGGTGTGCTGGAGCTCGATGCCCCAGACGTCGTGGCCGCGTTCCCGCAGCTCGGCGACTAGGGGGGCGCCCAACGTGCCGGCGGAGCCGGTGACAACGATCTTCATGCTGTTTCCTCCACAATCCGCCAGAACCTGTGGGGCTGTTCGGCGAGGACGGTCGCAGGGTCGCCGGGCTCTAGCCGCCCGACGAGGGAGTTGGTGACGATGTCGCAGCCAGCGAGGGTGGCCTCGATGACGACGAGGGGGCAGGCGTCCCGCTCCTTGGGGAGGTGGACGAAGTATTTGGCGCGGGCCATGTGGTCAAGGACGATCTCGTGCGGGGCGTTCTCCAGCTCAACCAGTTTGACGCCGTGGCGCTGCGCCCAAATGCGGGCGTTGAGTTTCCCTTTGGCCGGGTGGCGTCTGCCCGCGAACAAGGCAAAAGGTGCCTTATCGGCGGGGGCGACGCAGTCCGGCGGAACCGGGGAATGGATAAAGGCGTCGGCGCGCCCTGTCCATTCGGCTTCCCAGCCCATGTGTGCGCGGCTCATCGTCAAGAACCGCGAGGCCTGGCGGAACAGGTCAGCCTTGGCGGGTGTGCGGTGCTGGGCGTGCTGCACCCAGACGATGGGCCTGAGAGCCGCTAGGAAATTCATAGAGGCTTCGGAGAGTTTGTCGGTGCCTCCGACTACTACCCGATCGTATGTCGCTTCTGCGGCGCTCTCAGCGGCTTCGGGTTCGATGTAGGTGACCTCAACGCCGGCTGGTGCCGCGGTGACCATGTAGTCGGTGTTTCGTTCCGCCCCGCCCGCATACTTCCCAGGCAGTAGCGCCGCATGCCGCTCCTCAACCCTAGGGATGTGGTGCGTCACCCAGGCGACCCTCATGGCGCGAGGAGGATGTTGAGCGCCGGCCGCCAATACCTGTCGAACACAACATCGGCGTCATAGTTGGCGGCGAAGTCAATGGCCTGCTGGGAGCGGCCTCGGCCTCGCGCGTAGGCAGCCTCAAGGTTGTCGACGATGCTTGGCACTAGGGGCGTGAAGAACCAGCAGCCTTGGGGTGCGTCCCAGGCGGGTTGGACGTCGCAGAGCCAGCCGTCGCCGACGAGCTCGGGCTGGGCGGTGGCGTTGGACACGATGACCGGGGTGCCGCAAGCCTGGGCCTCAACGGCGGGGATGCCGAAGCCTTCGCCTCGGCTGGGCTGAAGCAGCACGTCCATGCCGGTGTAAATGCTGGCAAGGGCTTCCTTCGGGATGCCCATCCGATAGGAGTACGAATCAGCGAAGGCGACCCGGTCCATCGGCACGCCCGTCGCGGCCAGCAGCGCCCGCAGGTCAAGGCCAGACATGGCCGGGCTGGGCTCGGTGTGAAGGTAGAGCCAGACGTCGTCGTGCTTCTGCATCACCATCGCGGCGGCGAGGAATGACTCGGCGAAGGACTTGCGATCCACCTGCCCCTTGTTCGCCGACACCATGCCGATAACGAAGGCATCCTCGGGAATGCCCATCCATGTGCGCGCGGGCACCTGGCCGTCGCTACCTTGCATCAACTCGGTCGGCTTGAAAACCTTGGTGTCAATGGCGTGCGGGACGTACAGCGCCTGAATGTCGTGGCGCTCAATGGCGTCAAGGCCAAACTGCGACATGGCAATCGGTGTCACGTTGGGGCGCTTCAGCCACTCAATGACTGGGGCCGGGGCGGGGAAGTGGTCGATGGGCACCCAGGAGGCAACGCGCTCCACATGGTCCCAGCCAGCGCCCTTGAAAACCCAGCAGTCGAACAGGGTGATGACGAGGGCCTGCTGCCCGGTTGGTCGGCCCCAGTCCATCGCGTAGGCGGGGATGACGTCGTTGGAGTAGACGTCAAGGCCGCGGGGGTAGACCGGCAGGCCTTCCCATTCCATGGTTGAGCCCTCGAGCCCGTAGTTGGAGGCGATGGCTACTTGGTGGCCGGCGGCTTTGATGCGCCGGGTGGCTTGCTGGGTTTGCTCGCCGTAGCCCGTGGCCGTCCAGGGGGCGTTGCTGGCCCAGAGGATTCTTCGTGCAGCAGTCCCAGCCGGAGCAGTTGCTCCCTCTCGGGCGGCGGCACGTCGAGCGGGATTCCCGCTGCGTGAATTGTTGCGAGTGTTTGAAGCTTTCGTGGCATGGGCCACCGTTTCTCCTAGGTGTGCGCAGGGGGTGTGGATGGCCCCGCCCCCCTGCGCAAAGGCGGGGCCATCCACGTCTAGGTGCCTAGTGACTAGGCGGTGCCGCCGGTGAACCGCTTGACGTGCGACGTCTGAGGCAGGTTGCCGTCGACGCGGATCTGGAAGCGGAGCGTGACCTGGCCGGTGTTGAAGGCGAAGTCATCCGAGCGGGCCACGTCGATGCCGCCCACGGTGCGGACGTAGTACGACGGGAAGTGACCGGCGATAACGGAGCGGGCGCCAGAGGCGACCGAGGCCATTGCCGGGTTCTCAATCAGCGAGTAGCCGAGGATCGAGTCCGGGGTTCCGGGCTGGATGCTGGGCACGAAGACGTAGTCACCCGACGACGTCTTGAGCTTGCGCATGGCGCCGATGCTGGAGCCGTTCGCCATGACCCCGAAACCGGGGAGGCGGCGAGCCGCACCATCGAGCGAGTAAACGAGGTCGATGAGGTTGTCGGCCGTGAAGCCGCCCGTGCCCATCGTCGATGTGGCGGTGCCACCGGTCACGCCAGCCGCAGCAGCGACGGCGATACCGTTCGGCTCAACCGTGCCAGTGCCAAGCGTCAGCTTGTCGTTTACGGCGTAGCCAATGGCGTTGCCGGCCTGCTGGCCGAGGAAGCCAATGACGTCGATGTTGCTGTCGGCCAGGAACTCCTGCGAGACCTGCACGATGAAGGCGTACTTGTAGGCCTTGAGCGTGGTCTTGCCGAAGGTCGGGTCCGACTCGTCAATCGTGGCGGCCTCAGCCTCGAAGCCGGCCGTTGACCAGGACGCGAGCGACGGAAGGACAAGGTCCTCGCCGGAGCCCGTGTTGAGGACGGTGACGACGGTCGGGTCGAGCATCGGGCCGACGAGGCGGGCCTGGTCGATGACGACGTCTGAGAACGACGTGGGCACGGGGGCGTTGCTGCTGGTCTTGGCGATGTCGCGCTTCTCAAACTGGAAGGAGTAGGCGCGGCGCTCGCCAGCGAGCAGCTGACGAAGGATGTCGGCGTCGGACTCGGCCGCAGCGGTGCGGGCCTCGACCGGGCGGGCGACATCTGCGACGCCACGCATGGCCTCGGCGATCTCAGCCTCACGCTTCTCAGCGGTGATGAGGGTGTCGATCATGGTGCGCTTCTCGTCAAGCTCCGCGAACGTGCGGTCGACGAACTCGCGCTCCTCGGTGGACAGGTCGCGGCTCTCAGCGGCGGCCTCGTCCATCTTCGCCTTCGCTGCGTGGTACGCCGACTGGCGATCCTCCACGAGCTTCTTCAGGTACTCGGACAACTTAGTTCACCCCTTTCTGGGGTCTCGGTTTGTTGGATTGCGCAGGTGTTTCTTGCGAATCCCGCCGAGGCTCCTCAGAGCGGGGACCTAGCCGCGGCTCGCGCGGCCAGGAAGTCTCAGGCCTTGAAGGCCAGGTCGAGCTTGGTCTTGAGCAGGTTGATTTGGCTGGCGTCGTGCGCCACCGGCTCAACCACAGGCTCGGGCTGCGGCTCCGGCGACAACTTCGCCACCACAGCAGACAACAGGCCAGCCTGGTCAAGGGTCAAGGTCGCCCCGCGCTCAAGCGCCTCAAGCGCGCCATTGAGTGCATCGGCGTCCTCGCCCGTGGCCTCGGCCAGCATGTCCAGGCTGCGCACCGCGGCGCTCGTGGCCTGGTAAGCCGGGAAGGTCACGATGCTGGTCTCATGCAGGCGGACCTGCTGAAGGGTGCGCTGGCTGCCGTCCTCGTTCCACTTGTCGCCGCCGCGAGGAACAGAGAAGCCGAAACTCATGGAGTCAATTACGCGCGGGTTGCCGCCGCCACCGAGCAGCACCGCAAGGTCGCGGCCGTCAGTCGTGTCGGGCAGTGTCGCCTTGACCAGCAGACCGCGGCCGTCCTCCTCGAGCGTCATCGTCTTGGAGCGGGTTGACGCCAAGGGGCGCGCCGCGTCGTGATTGACGAGGAGGAAGACGTTGTTGCGGGACTTGAGCGACCGGGCGAAAGCACCAGGGGCGATGGTCTCGGTGAACGGCAGGGGCTCGCTCGGGGAGTTGAACACCGCCGCGTATCCCTCGAAGCTCATACCTTCGGGGGCTTCGCGGACCTCAAGGTCATCGACGGTGAAGGTGCGGGTTTCCATTTTGCTCATCGGCCCTCCTAGACCTGGGCGTTCTCGGCCGGCTGCAACTGGTTCGACGCCAGGCCGGTGTGGGCCATTGCTGGCAGGCCGAGCGCGGACAGCACATCGGCCGGGTCGTAGCCCGACTGCACAAGCTTGGACGCCATCTCGACGCGCTCGCGCTCCTCAACAATGCTGGCTGAGTTGACTGCAATGTTGGCGAGCGGCACGCGCGGCGCGTCGCCCCCGTCAACCGGGCGAAGATCCATCAAGCCGCGGGCCTCGTTGACGCTCATGTACCCGGCCTGCAACGCCGTAGAGAACACGGAAGCCTGCGTAGCCGAGTCACCGCGAAGGAGCCCGTCCATGTTGACGCGCAGGAAGACGTCGCCGGGCAGGAGGCGGTTGTGGGCCTCCTCGATGGCGGCGATGAGCGGGGTGAGGGAGTAGCGGGTGAATTGGATGGCGTTGTGCTCCACCGAGGCGTAGGACATGGCGCCGGGAGTGTTCAGCCCGATCATGGACGGCGGCACCCGAAACACGCGCGCCACTTCCTCAACCGCGAACTGGCGGCTCTCAAGCATCTGAGCCTGCTCGCCATCCGAGCCCGTCTTCACAAACTTCGCCCCACCCGACAACACACCCGGACGGTGAGCCTTCTTCAGCCCCTTGTGCCCAGCCTCAAACGCGTCGACCAGATCCTTCGCCTGCTCCTGCGTCAGATTGCCAGGGAACTCAATCATTCCCGAAGTGTTGGCACCGTTGGAGAAGTAGCGCGACGCGAACTCATCCAGCGCCTTCGCCAAGCCGAGCGTCTGCTTCAGCTCGTCCACCCGGCTCACACCCTTGAGCGAGCCAGGTCGGCGCATCTCGGGGATGTAGAGCACGTCCTCACCGGGCAGCACGGCCTGGCCCCCGTCAATCACGAACTCGCGCAGGCGCGTCGCCGGGTTCCGGCGAATGTCCACACGGGTCGGATCGAGCGGCTGAAGCGCAACGATCTCGCCAGCACCGCTGCGAAGGATCTGCACCACCGCGCCATGCGACAGCAGCATGGACACGACGATCTGCTTGTAATACTCAATGCGGCTCGACCCTGGCCCCTCGGGCTCGTACACCCAAGCCGGCCGCGGCCGATAGGGGAGCCGGTTGCCGTCACGCCGAATGAACGTGTCCACCGGCAGAGTCGAGATCGTGTCCGACAGCAGCCGCACGCAAGCGTAGGCCGCACCAATCTCGAGGGCGTTCTTCTGGTTGACAACCGTGCCGGACCAAGTAGCAAACCCCGACACGTCAATGCCGGAACCCCAGACCTGCTGGTAGGAGAGGTTCCGCTCCTCCATCGGCTGACCGCCGAACAAGTTACCGAGCATCAGAGGCCTCTCTCAAGCGCAACACCGAAAGCCAGGCCGCAGACCCCAGCGACAACGAAACCGAGCCAAGGCGCCACAAGGGCGCACCCGACAATGAGCGCAGCGCAGCCAGCAATTTGCAAAGCAAGTGCGATGCGCATATGGCTCCTAGACTGAAAAGAAACTGGCGACAGGTGCTTCGGGCTCCGCCTCGCGGCGATGGGTAGCCCGGTCAAAAGCGATGATCGCCGCAACTGCGGCGTCAATCTTGCGAGGAGAGCCGCGGTGCTCCTTGACTACCCGCGGCCCTTTTTGGTCGGTCTTGATGACGCAGTTGTCCAAGTGGCGGGCAAGAGCGGGAGCATGATCGTGCGCGACCTGGCCTGATACCACCGCGTCAAAGAACTTGGCCGTCGATGGGACCATGCGAGCTGGGCTCGAGCTTGGGTACTCAGTAATCGGAACCCCTGCCTCGGCCAGCGCCTCCATCGACCGCTGCCAGCGGTAAGGGTCACACGCAACCTCAACCACATTGAGCCGGCCGCACGTCTCCAAGATCCGAGCCTCAACGCCGCCAATGTCCACCCGCCAGTCATCACGGTCGGTAGGCTGCTTCTCCCACATATCGACCAGCCAGACGCGCGGGGTCTCCTCAATCGTCACGCCGACAATCGCCGTCGTATCCCCAGAAAACGAACCGTCAAAGCCGAGCACGACCGGGGTGCCGTCATCCACCGGCGACATCGTCGGCAACTCATCCCAAGAGCCGTGCGGCAACCAAGCCTGCTGAGAGGACACGAACACGTTGGTGCGCTTGGTGCGGAACTCCGCCTCCGGGGTCCGCTTTACCGAGGACTCAAAATCCTCTGGGTCTTGGATGTCGCCGTAGCCAGGGTTGGCGATCTGCCAATTCTTCGGGTCGCGGTGGTCGCAGTCAGGGTCGGCCTGCCACCAAGCGCCGAAGAACGACGGGTCCTCGACCTCGCCGGCCGCGACCCGCTGCGCGTACTGGTACAGGCCGTAACACACTGAGTCCTGTCCGGTGGAGTCCGTGCGCACACCCGCCGTCGTGATAGCCAGCGTCAAGGCGTCATAGCGCGCGGCCTGGGCCAGCGTCATTACGTCCCAGAGTTCACGGTTGGGCGCGGCGTGCAGCTCGTCATAGACGACCAGCGTCGGCGACAGGCCTTCCTTGGTAAACGCCTCGGAGGAAAGCACCCGGTACACCGAGCCCGTCGCCGGGATCTCAATGGCGTCCCGATACAACTTCGCCTGCTCGGCCAAGTCCGGCGACATCTCCACCATCTGCTTGGCAGCGCCGAACACGATGCGCGCCTGGTCGCGGTCAGCCGCGCACGAGTAAACCTCGCCGCCTCGCGGACCCATAAACAGGCCATAGAGGGCGATGCCGGAGCCGAGCGCCGATTTTCCGTTCTTCCTACTCAAGCCGACGAGGGCAACTTTGGCCCTCAAGCGGTGATCGGCTCGACGTGCCCAAAGGTGATCCATGAGCTTGCGCTGCCAAGGTCGCAGCAGCAAAGGCTCACCAGCCCGGCCGCCGACCGAGTCCTTGACCTGGGGGCACAAGGCTTCAATGAATTCGGTGACTAGGGGGCCGTCGCCGCGCTTGATATCCGCAG